GGATTGATGGCCACCCGGTAGAGGTCGATCACGACTTCCTTGTTGGCGTCCGCCGTGTTCAATCCCTCGAAGCGTACCCAGCGTTCAGGCAGCGGCTGAGTGAACATCGCCGTGACGTTGGCGGCACCGTAGCTGTAGCTGGCGGCGATGGCACCGGTGACGCCGGTGAGATCATTGAACATAATCGAGCCGTGCTTGGCGTTGACCGTGTACTTGCCGGCTGCCACGGTCGTCGCCCCCGCTTTGATTACCACGGTGGAGACGTTTTGCTTGCCAAGCAGATAGAGCTTGCCGAGTTCTGCTGCGGCAATGACAGGCTCGTCGGTGACGGTGCCGGTGGTAACCACTGTGGTGGAACCGTAAAGAGCGAGTTCCAGATTCGACTGGATGAGTTCCTCCAGCGTGCAAGAGAACTCGCCCTTCTTGGTCTTGATGAGTTGCAGGTCGGTCAGCCGCTGGCCGGATTGGGATTCCTGATGCTCCAGGGTTTCGACGGAGAGCGATACCTTGAGATCGGGTACGTTGCCGACGAAGGTGAGACCCTGCGGATTGCCGCTGACGTCGCGGGAGCCGATAAAGACGCGACCTTGTCCAGAGAAATAAGTCATGAGGTGTTACTCCTTGTGGGTGGTGGGATGAGAGACTGGGTTTGCTTCGTTCCGGCCGGCGCGTCGTGCGTCTGCTGTCGCGACCTTCTGACCGACGCTGTGCTCGATGAGCCACTCGGCCGTGCTGTCATCGACGTCGATGACGTTGCCCGCGCCGAGTTCATCTCCGGCATGGGTGTGGGGTTTCAAAAGTTCGATTTGCATGATTTATCCTTGCTGTGAGAGGTCAGAGACTAGGGTTCGATAGGTGATCTGGTAGCGGGCAGGAATCGCAGTTGCGCTTGCATCGGCGTCCTCGACGTCCCACTCGCATTCCAGTTCCTGCAGCCCGAGCACCAGTCCGCCAAAATTGGCCTGCGCGAAAAGCGCGGCATGGGCGCTCACCAGCAACTGGTCGGCAATTCGATGCGCGGACATCCCACCCTGATCGCGAGCGAGCGCCGTGAGTCGGATGACCAGGTGCCGCTCGGCGCGATCATTGGGGCGCGCGACGATGCCATCCGACTCGGGGAACATGAGCAAGGCCGGTGCTTGATCGCGGGTCACGCCAGTCGGTGGCGAGCGTATGAGCGCAGCCCCTTGGGCGGCTGCAAAAGGGGCAAGGACGCCCATCACCGCCTGCAAAATTCTTTCGCGAAGCGATTCGATCATTGGATTTCCGTAGGAGGTCCGTAAAATGTGCGGCTTGATTAAAAGGAAAGCAGATCGTCATGGCGACACCGCCGCCCAAGAAAAAACATCGCAGCAGTCAGTCCTCGCCCAGCCTCTACACCGTGCGTGTGGAACTGGTGGGCTCCGAGCCGTCGATCTGGCGTCAAATCGTGGTTGATGGCCGCATTCGTTTGGCGGCGTTTCACCACGTCCTGCAAGCCGCCATGGGCTGGTCGGATTCCCACCTGCACAAGTTCGAGATTCGCAAGAAGCACTACGGCGTACCCGATCCAGAACTCGATGGATCCGATTGGGAAATGCTGGATGAAAAGAAGTACCGTTTGAACCAGTTGCTCGATGTCGGTGACACGTTCGACTATCTTTACGACTTCGGCGACAGTTGGGAACACAGAATCCACGTCGAAGCGATCGATGACGAAGTCGATCCGCATCGCGCCGAAGGGGTTGCCTGGATCGAGGCCGGTGAGCGCGCCTGTCCGCCCGATGACGCCGGAGGCATCGCCGGGTTTCAGGAGATGTTCGCCACGCTTGAGAACGCGCCCTATGGCGATGAAGCCGAACGACTGCAAACTTGGGCTGGCCTCGATTTCGATCCGGAGCGATTCGACCGGCGCGCGGCCAACATCACGATCCTGCGCATGCTCTGGAACGGCTGGATCAAGATAGGCGCCTGACCGTCTCCTAGAGCCGGGTCAGCGAGGCCCGGGCTTCCGAGCCGTCACCCAGTTGCGTGACTTCACGCACCCGGTAGCTCACCGCAGCCATCACCAGTTCATCACCGGGGCTAAGCGTCAGCCGGCTCTGCGGATACCGGATGGTATAGCCCCGACTCACACCCAGCCCATCGAGCACGTCTTCATCAGGAGCGCGGAAATCAGCCATGACCACCACGCCCCCGAATGTCACCGGCGTCAGCATCCCGGACGAGGCGGCCGCGTCATACAGCGCACCAACGTCCATCATCACGACATTGTCAGCTTCACCAGCACGCCGGGGCGATGACACATTGGCAGCGGGTTTGACTGGGTGTGAAGATCGGTGCCGCGTTCGAACTTGCGCGGCTCCTGCTTGGCGTAGATCGACTGACCCAAGGTATTCACCGTCTCGTTGAAATCGGCTGGGGCCACATAGGTGCCAAAGGTGTCGATGGTGCCCAGCGGGAAGCAATGCGCTTCGCCAGCCGCGATAAAGCGCCGTGTTGCGCCGTTGCCATCGGTGGCCTGACCGCGATACTCCTCAAAGACGATGCCGCCGAAGGTGAAGCCGGCGCGCACGTCATCACGCAGGATCGCGCCTTGCTGGTAGTTCTCGTAGGCTTTCTCGACGACCGGGTGGGCGATGAGTTTTTCGAAGAACTCGGGTGAGCACAGGCAACGCACCGCCGTCATGAACTCGCCACGCAGGTTGTCTTCGATGTGCGCCAGGACATCGACGCACTTCTGGCGAACCTTGGTGGCATCGGTCGTCAAGGCGAAATTGACCGTCTTGGGTGTGATCTGGAACTCGCCGTAGAGATCGTAAAGCGTGGAGCCATCGGCATCCAGGATCACCCCTTTGAGGGCGCCCATGCGCAGGTGCTCCAAGGTGATCGCGTGCTTGTTCCGCATCGTTTCCAGATGACGCGCCATCACACCAGCGATGGTCTCCAGTTCCGTTTCGGAACCGAAGGCGCGCAGTCCCTGGACTTCCTCGGGCAGCACCACATCGTCGTGCGGGATGTGCGGGATCACGAAGGAGCGCATCTTGCGCTTATCGCGACTGCCCACGGTGCCGGGACTCCCGACAGGCAGGGTCGGCAGTAGGTTCAGTACGCCATTTTTTTCCTCGACGAGGATTTGACGGAAGCGCACCGGACGCACCGGAAACAGATTGAGGGATTCAAGCCGGCCATAGCGGTTCGGCAGGTGATTGATAGCGGCCGTGAGGTTTGCCATCGTGAAGGCGGGATTCGAGAACGGGTTTTGCATGGAAGGACTCCTCGACGGGTTTGATTAGACGGCGTGGCGAACGAGCACGCCCAGTGCTTTCAACTGGGCAATGGCAGCGGCCTTTTGTGGGGCAGTGATGCCGACCGGCCAGGTCAGCGCGTGATCGGCCACCACGGCATGGCGCGTGATCACCACACCGTCGGAACGGTCGATCAAGGTGGCGTCGACGGCGGCCGTCAGGACGCCGGCCGCGACTTCGGTACCATCGGTCGCGGCAGGATCGAGCGCCTTCACTTTCTCGGTGAGGGTGTCGAGCCCGACCACCGCCCCGAGGATGAGGTTTTGGCCGGCGGCGATGGTGAGTTGATCGCGCGAATAGAGATTCGGGGCTTCGTACTTGAGCAGGTCGCCCAGGTTGAGTCCTTCGGTAATGACAGGCATGACTTATTCCTTTCCAGTGAGTTTCTTGATGGCCGCCATCAGGGGATTGGCAGCAGGACGATGGGATGCGGCATTCCCGTCGATCGGAGCAATCGTCGAGTGGATCTCGATGCTTTCTGCACGGGCTGCCAGGAGCGACTTCCGAACCTGAGATTCGGTTGCCCCTTCCGACAGGAAGCGGGCGGTCAGCCCGGGGTGACCGGCGAGTTGGCAAAGTTCGGCGATGGCGATGGCGTCAGCGCGTGAGGCGCCAGGCGCCACTGGGGTAGGGGCATCCTCGGCCGGGGCCGCATCTGTGACGGGCGAGGCTGGCACGGCGGCCGAATCAGTAACCGGGTTGATCTCAGCAGGTACATCAGGGTGTTCAGGAAGCGACATGGTCGTGTTCTCCAGAAGGGTGGGAAGGGATGCAGTAATGGCTGTGGAAAATGAGCGCGTAGGACCTGACACCGCGTGGCCGCGCGCTCGACGCGCCACCAAGAAACTGCTGAAGTCGGCCAGCACCCCGTCGAGGCTGCCAACGGCATCGGCCAGCCCCACGGTCACGGCGTCTTGGCCGAAATAGATGCCGGCCTGGGTCGCTCGCACGGCATCGACATCAAGCGTGCGCATCGCCGCGACATGCTCGAGGAAGATTCCGTAGAGGCGATCGACTTCGGTTTGCAGGCGGGCATGCGCGTGGGGATCGAGGGGCTCGTGTGGCGAGAAATCGCTTTTCTGATCCCCTGCTGTGATGGCGGTGTAGCGGTAGCCCTGCTGGGTATCCCGGGCGGTCTGGTCGACATGCATGGCAATCACGCCGATGGAACCGACCCCACCGGTGCGGGTGACGGTCAGGCGCGACGCGGCACTGCCGATGGCATACGCCGCCGAGAAGGCGGAATCCGACGCCAGCGCCCAGATGGGTTTCACGGCGTCTGCCGCCCGAATCCGCTCGCCCAGTTCAAAGACCCCGCCGGCCTCGCCGCCCGAGGAATCGATGTCGAGCAAGATGCCCTCGACACCCGGGTCGGCCAGCGCGGCATCGACCAGGTCAGCGATGTCCGTGTAGGACGTAAAGCCCGAGGCGGGATCCAGACCCATGGTGCGACGGACCAACGAGCCTACCAGTGGGATCACGGCGATGCCCGCATTGGCATCTACTCGAGCGTCAATGCGCGTTCGAGCGACCGGCATCGCCACGGCCGCCGTGGCGTCGGGCCAGCCAATACGCTCGCCCAACACCGAGAGAATGATGTCCAGCTTCGAGCGGGCAAGCAGCAGCGGCGTCCCGTAGAGACGGGACGCAAGATGAGGCAAGTGCATATCAGAGGGTCTCCGAAGAATCGGTGGAAACTGCGGTCGGTAAAACGGGTGCCGTTGCAGTCGGCTGGTCGTGCCGGGGATCACTTTCGAACACCAGTCCCAGGGCATCGGCCCGGGCGTTATCCGCCGCAATCTCGCGATCGACATCCTCGGCGTCGTAGCCAAAGGACGAGATGGCCTCCGAACGGGAGAGCAGACCCGACCGGATGGCGGTGAGCATGGCGTCAAACTCTTTCTTGGGATCCACCCACTGCCAGCCCTGGGGAATCCACTTCACCGCCAGATACTCGCGGCGTTTGACCACGCCGCCGCGCACATAACCGGGCAGCGACAGGGCGCCCTCAAGCACCGCTTGTTCGATAAACGCGCGCCAGATGGGCCGGCACAATTGATGGACGAGCACGCCATGCTGCAAGGCTTCGCAACGGCGACGGAATTCCAGAAGACCGGCACGGATTGACGAGTAATTGACCTGGGTGAGATCCCCGGTCAGTTGCTCATAGGTGACCCCCATGGCGGCGGCGACGGCACGAAACTGCATCCGTAGAAACTCGGCATAGCTCGCGCCGACATCCGCCGGCTGGCTGAACTTGACGTCCTCTCCCGGTTCCAGAATCTGCAGTGTGCCGGGTTCGAGTCCGGCGAGCGCGACACCGTTCTGGTCCGCCACACCTTCGCCCAGCAGGTTGTCTTCGGGAGCCAGGCGCGTAATAAAGCCGGCGAACATGGCGGCGGTTTTTTTGCGCACCAATTCGGCATCGTCGTACTGGTCAAGTTCGTTCAATTTCACCAGCGCCCGGGCGAGCCACGGTTCCCCGCGAATCTGGCCAGGACGCAACGGTCGGAAGAGATGCAGGATCTCGGTCGCATTTACGCGCACGGTCTCCATGCCGCCACTGCCGGACATGGGGGCCAGCATGCCGTCCTCGGGGTGCGAACGGTACAGGTGATACGCGACCCGCCGTCCAAGGCGATCAAACTCGATGCCGGCGCGAATGGCATTGCCATTGTCGGCCGTGGTGTTCATCGTGACCGGCAGGTGTTCGGGTTCCAACACCTGCAATTGCAGGGCCACCGCCAGATCATCCTCGGGGCGGCGATAGCGAATCCGCACCAGGGCTTCGCCGCCTTCCAGCATCGCCCGGCACGCCATCGCCTGCAGGCCATAAAAATCGGTCAGGCCGGCGGCGTCGGCGTCCAGTGTCCAGTCACGCCACAGGGTCTGGATGCGCTCCCGCAAGACCGCATCCGCCACCTGGGACTGTGGCTTGATGCCTGTACCGATGGCGTTGGCCACATAGGATTCCAGCGCGGCATTGGCCCAGGCATTGCGACGCACCAAATCCCGGCTCTTGGTACGCAGTTCCGTTTGTGTGGCGGCGAGTGCCGCGACCGCTCCCGGGTTGGCCGGTAGCCACGCGAAGGAGCGACGGCTGCCACCCGCCGCCTCGTGCAGGGGCGTGCCGCCGAACATCCGGCGACCGAAGTTACGCGATAGGCGTTTCAGCCAACGCATCTCAGAATCCCTTGGAGGTGGTGACACGGATCTGGCGGGGTGCCTTGGGCCACAAACCGCTGACCACCGCCTGATCGTGCAGGTCGCGTTTCACGGCATCGATGGCGGATTGCAATTCCTCCACCGTGCGGTACTCGACCGTCTTGTCGCCGAAGGTGACGCGCTTCTCACCTTTCGCCAGCGCGGTTTCCAGGGCCGTCAGTTGTTCCTGACTGTGTGCCATCAGCGATACACCACGAGACTCATTTCGGTGGTGTCGGCGAACGACGTACTTCCAGTCGCGCACGCCACATCCACATAGGCAGCCGTTTTGATATCCGAGGTGGATCGCGCGAGCGCCGTGCGGGCCGTCCTCGTATTGACCGAACTGCGGGCAAAAGCCAACCAGCAGTAGTTGTCATCGGCAAACGGGGCGGCGAACGTGATGTGATAGCGCCCGGTGGCCAGCCGCGTGACTCCGGACACGTTGTGCGAAGCAACGATCTGAATCGCTCCGCCGATATAGCCAAAGGTCACCCAGGCGCGAGCGATACCCGGATGCTCAGGGCGCACCAGAGACTTGATTTCCGTGGCGATCCGGTTCGTCAGTGCGCTGATCTGTGAAGCCAGACTCATGATCAAGCGATCAACTGCGCTTCGAAGATGGCGACGAAGTCGGTACTGGTGTTGCCGATATCGACGCTGGCGACAGCGCCGATATTGCTTCGCGCCTGCAACTGTTCAGGCGCCGTGAGGATCTGGGCTGCATCGAAGCGCACGCGCTTGTCGATGGCCGCCGTGAGCGCGGCAATGCCGGTCTGATCGTTCTGCAAGGCCTGTTGCAGTTCCAGCAAGGTGTCGTAGGCGGCGTCGGCACCCCCAAGAATCTGGGCACGCAGATCATCGAGCAGCGTGACGATCTTGGATGCCGAGAAGGTCGTGGTGGTGCTGCCCGGTGTCAGGTCATCAATCACCGCGAACGCAGTGATGGCGGTCTTGAGTTCATTGATCGCCGCGACCAGCGTGGACTTGTCGGTGGTCGAGAGTGACGAGAGATTGCCGATCTTGGAATAGACCGTCTTGAACTCGTCGGCGACACGAATGACCAAGCTGTGGATTTGGGTTTGCAGACTCATGGAGTGGATTCCTTTGGGTGTGGTTTCAGGTCAGCCAGCGGCTGCGGATCAAGCGACGCCCCGGATTGCGGGCGCCAGAAAAAGCGAGGCCACCGCGATGGGTGGCCTCGGCATTCGGTTCGTCAGAGACTTCATGGGGATCGACACTCGCGATCCCGAGTTGTTTTTCCAGTTCTCGCCAGTGGCGGTCTTCGAATCGATCAAGTCCGGAGGCCGCCGCAGCGGCCCGGGCATAGACGTAGCAGTCGAGCGCTTCGTTACGCTCACGCATCTTTTGCCAATCGCGGTGCGCGAATCCGTTCCGGTCACGTCGCGTGACCAGTTGCTCGGCGCAGAGTTGCTGGATGAACTCGGCGTCGACTTTGGGCAGATGCACGAAGCCGGCTGGATAGACCGTGGTCACCCCATCGTCAGCGACATCTGCCGCCTTGCGCAGGTTGTTGTAGAACTCCAACTTGGCGATGCCGCCTGCCACCGAGAACACCTTGATGCCCCGGCGTAGCTTCTTGCCGCCGGTGGTGGCATCCACCGCCGTCGGGGTGCCAACCAGTGCAGCGCCACGCGCGACGCCCTTGACGGCCATTACGCGGGAATCGCGCACGGCGCGCACGAAGGCATACGTCTCCTGGGTGGCAAACCCCGTATCCAGCGCGAAGCGCACCAGAGGCACTGACGCGCCACAGGCATGCGTCCAGGTTTCATCAAGCAGCCGTGCCAGTTGATTCCAGACTTCGGTGCGCGCGGTATCGCCCATCAACACCCGGTGCTCGACAAGCCATGCGGCTTTGCCACGACCAAAAGCCCAGATGGACGCTTCGATGCGATCCTTCTGCACGTCGCCACCACCGGTCAAGAGCAAACCACCTTCTGGAATGCTGCCGATCCGGTAGTCCTCGCGCCGTTCCAATAGGCGCTGCCAGTCAGGCGCTTCGCCTTCCTCCACCCACGTCTCACCAAGCTCGGTGTTCTTGAAGGTCTTGATGGCGGCGGCCGATCCGAATTCCTTGTTGATGGCACTCTCCCAGGCCGCTGCAATTTCCTTCCAACTACGCCAGCCGATCGGGCTGTACAGGCTCGACAGGTGAAAGCCAGCAGTCTTGCCGCCGTTACCGCCACTGCCATCGCCCATTGCCCGCCACTCGCCGTGTTCCAGCATCCACGTCTTGTGATGCTCAGGGATGGGCACCTCGCAGGACTCACAGACGTAGGCCGCCGTGTCGGGGCGACGGCCATATTCGTCACGCTCCCAGCGCAATTGCTCGAAGCGCAGCCACTGCCGATGGCCACAGTGTGGACACGGCACGAAGTAGCGACGCTGGTCACTGGCTTCGTATTCGCGTTCGATGGTGCTGACACCGGCAATCGTCGGTGTCGATACGATGAAAATCTTCCGTCGCGCAAAGGTGCGGGTGCGAGCCTCGGCCAGTGCCACCGCACTACCCTCACCATCGACGTCGATCGGATAGCCATCCACCTCGTCGAGGAACAGATACCGCACCGGCATCGAGCGCAGGCCCACGGCACTGTTGGCCCCAGTCATCACCAGGACGCCACCGCGAAATTCCTTCGCCAGAATCGTATTGCCAGAGTCGCGGCTGCGCGCCGGAGCAATCAGTTCTTTGAGGATGGCCGACTCCTCGATCAGCGGGTCGATCCGCTGCTTCGAATTTCGTTTGGCCATCTCCACAGTCGGCCATACGGCCATCATCGGACCCGGTGCGTGATGAATCACGTAGCCGATCCAGTTGCTGCCCATCTCGGTCGCGCCCAACTGGGCCGCCTTCATGAACACCACGCGCTCGACCGGTGAGGTCGGCGACAGGCAATCCATGATGGCTTTGAGATACGGCGTGCGACTGGTGCGCCAACGGCCGGGCTCACTGGAGGCCTTGCTTGACAGCATGCGGTGCCGGTCTGACCACTCGGAGACTGACAGTAGTGGATCCGGTATCAGTCCTTCCCGCCACGCACGCTCAATATCGAGTTCGCCGTCGTAATCCGCGTCCATCAATCCACCCGGGGGCGAAGGTCGCCCAGTTCCATCAAGTGATCACGCACGGCGGCTTCAATTGCGACGTGCAAGCTATGAGCATCGACTTCGAGCTTGGCCGCCATCTGCGCCGAGATGCGCGCCGGCCAGTTGAGCCAGGCATCGCGCTCGGTACGCGCCAGCCGAAACACATGGGCGATGGCCTGTGAGCGATCGACCAGATCGCCCTTGAGTCGGGCCAGTCGCACCTTGTTGGTCTGCGCCTTGACGACTTCGTTGACCGTTCGCGCCTGCAGCAGCGAGGTGCCACCGGTCGACAGCGTCGGCGTGACTGGTTCGGCGGGTTCTCGCGATGGCGCACGCGGTGTTTCATCAACAGGCGGTGCTGCTCTGGCCTTGGTTGGTGGTTTGCGTGGCGATGCGGTGTTCTGTTCCCAATCACGGTCAGCCCGATCGGCGTCGATCGTGCCATCCCCCTCGGGCGTAATTCGGCCCGTGTCGATGGCCTTCTTGACGGCAACGTGAGAGACGCCGCGATGCCGGGCGTAAGCGCGAATCGACAGACCCATGATCTACATCAAGCCGGTCGCAGATGTTCTTGAACAGTTGCGATTCAGAGCTTGGCTTTCCTCCTTTACAGCGCGTTCATGCAATCACCATCAACCACGTCGCAAGGAGACGAACATGAACGCCAACCCCATCGACAGACTAGGCAAGAAACTCGGCGACGCCGCTTTGACCCTGCTCATTCGCCTTTATCCGGAAGTACGCCAGGCCACCACCGAGCAACTGGATGCCGCCTGCGCAGCAATGCGCGTCAAGGCCATGCCGGTGGTCGACGAACTCATCGATGACGCCAGGGACGCACCCGGCGTGGCCCATCTCGCGTTTCAAACCGCCGCCTTGACTCTGGCGCACGAGGGCATCCGGGTACTCAAAACAGATCGGAAATAAATCTGCGAAGCCGGGCAGAAAACGCTTGGCTTCTCTTTTGAACAGCTCGTTCATGCAATCACCATCAACGACGTCACAGGGACATCACCATGAGCCAGATCGACAACATCCTGACCCTCATTGCCCAGAAGCATCTGGGCATTGACTCCCTGGAAACCCGCAAGTCCGACCGTCTCGACTTCCACGAAGTCGCGGTCTGGTCTCTGCGCGATGCCCTTGAAGCCGCGTTCAAGGCTGGCGTTGAAGTGGGCTACAGCACACCGAAGGCCACCGAAACGGAAATTGCCAACACCAACTAAAAAGATTCGGAAGCCGACCAGAAAACGCTTGGCTTCCGTTTTGAACAGCGCGTTCATGCAATCACCATCCACCACATCAAGGAGAGCAACATGACCAGCGAAATCAAACTCACCGACACGCAGCGCGCAGTCCTGACTCACGCTGCACAACAACCCGATGGCCAGATCACCTGGTTCCCCGATGGCGTCAAAGGAGGGGCACGGCAGAAAGTGATCGCGGGACTTTTCAACAAAGCCCTGATCACCAGCAACGGTGGCCAGGACTGGTTCGTGGCCGCCGAGGGCTACGACGCCCTTGGGCGCCCCCGGCCCACGCCTGTGACCATTCACCCCGACCCAGAGATCGAGGCCGCCGTGTCGGCCGCAGAGACCAACTGGGCGCAAGAAAAACAGGCTGCGGCAAAGCAACTGCTCAAGGCGGGCGTCGAGGGCAAACCTCGCACACGAGACAACAGCAAGCAGGC